ACCGCCGTGCCGCGCGCCACCTATCTTTCCGTGTGTGTGATCACTTTGCTGTTTGCATTGACTTCATTTGCCGTCGTGACTGGTCTGGGTGCCTCCAAAGCGGTTGAAAAAACGCTGGAATTGACCACGGTGAATAAGGTGCCTTTGACAGAGCCCGCCGCAGTGTTGTTTCACCTGGCAACGCAGTATGTGGGGGCATGGATGGCAACGGCCATGAGCATTTTGGTGATGTCCAGTCTGTTTGCTGGGTTGCTGGCGTTCCAAAACTCGGCCGCCCGGTATTTCTTTGCGCTGAGCCGTGGTGGTGAACTCCCTCATGCGCTGTCCAAAGTCAACAAATTTGGCGCACCCGGCCATGCTGCATTGTTGACCTCAGCGCTCGCCGGGCTGGTGATTGTTATTTTTGCCGCAGCAGGCCTGGACCCGGTGCTCAACATGTTCTTCTGGTTCAGCGGCATCGCGGTGGTGGCTATTGTGTTGATTGAAATTCTGGTGTGCCTGGCCGTGGTGGCATTTTTTCAGCGACACCCAGGAGAAGAGGGCATCTTCACGGCCAAGGTGGCTCCGATGCTGGCTGCGATCGGCTTGGTGCTTGGGCAGTATTTGTTGATGTCGCGTTTTGGTTTGCTCTCAGGTGAAGGGGAGTGAGATATTCAAAGGGGAAAAGGCGCGATAAATGCGGGAAAACGCGGGAAGAGAAGGGAAGAAGATGGATAGGTTGGGAAAATTACTTTCGTGTCAGGAAAGTATGCCGGAAATGGCCTATTTCGCCAAATAGCTACCAATGATGTCCAGAATGTTGGCCTTGTCAGAATCAGACACACCAAGGAATGGTCGGGCGGGTATATCGCCCCAAAGATGGGGAAATTGCGACTTTAACCCGCCAAACTGCTGCATGGCGGCATAAACCATGGGGCTACCAATGCTGACACCGGTTGACCCGATCAACTGGTAATTAATGCCTCCCTGTAGAGCCTTTGTTTCACCGGTCAATGGCTTTTTTCCACCAGCACGGGCTTCCCCTTTTTTGCTCAAGCTACCATCTTTTTTGTAAGAGCCGCTAAATAGGCCGAGGTAGCGGTCAATCGTTACCTGGCTATTGGCGGCCCAGGGTGTCCCGTCTGGGCTGCTAGCTGAACCGAAGCGCAGTTTTGTGCTGCGCACCATGTCATTCCCGATTTCGGTCAAAGCCGGTCGTAAATCCTGGCATCGGTTGATCATTTTGGACAGCACATCAAGCACCTGTTTGTCATTCACCTGGATGGTGATCATGAGGGAATATTCCTTTCATAGACAGCCGGAAAAAATAAAATCATAATTCGCAGGTGCAGGTGAGGCGTGGAAAGTCAGCATCCACGCAACTTGATGCAACAGCATCTCGGATCAAGGAATAGCTGCCCTTGCGCTTGCACACATCATTGCACAGGCACATAAAGCCCCCCGCGCACCAGTTCGTCAATCTTCTTGCTGGCCTGCCGAAAGCCTGACACCACCATATTCATGCGCTCTGTTTTTGCAAACCGGTAATCAAATTCGACCGACAGCTTGACCCCAGCTGCATCACCGGCACTTGCCACATACACCATCTTTCCCGTCCTGGTGTCAAAGTACACCGCCTCGGGATCTAGCATGATCGATGTCAAACGTCGCCAGTCTTCGGCCAGTAAACCATCTTGATTCCTTATATGACGGGCTTGCTTGGTGCCACGTATCAAACCCTCTTGAATGCCAATGGCTGCATTTTTTGGTGTGATACCTTTTTCCATTTCCAGCCACGCCAATGCCCCTGAATCAATCGAGCCAACCACCGTAGAACGGCCTGACTGCGGGGTTTTCAGCCACTGATCCAGCGTCTCCCACCAGGCCAGCTGTCGCTCCATGGCCAGCACCGGCTGCAGCGCCTGCGCCATGGCAGCGCCAATGGGTGCATCCAGATTGATCAACTTGTCATCAATAAGCTGCTGCATACTGCGGCCCACACTGGCCCCAGGTGCATACGCCCAACCCTTATCTACACCCGGTGGCGCACCGGTTTTTGGGTCTATGGTGTCCCAGCCCTCAGGCGCAGTGCTGGCATCGCCCTTGGCGGGCATACGCACCGGGTGCACACTGCAACGGCACCCCCATCCATTGGGTGGGAAGTGAGTTTGCCAAAACGGGTGGTCATAGGGCAGCGTCAAGCCTGATGCACCCCAGGCGGCATGCTGTGGGCGCGGGCTCATCACACTGTCATTGTGGATATAGCGCCAAAACGGCCGCACCGACAACAACGCCGGGTCATGCAACTGTTTCCAGCGCCCGGCAGCATAACTGCTGGCCAAATTGGTCTGGTAAATGATGCGCGTGCGCCAGGCCATGCCCGCTGTGCTGCCCTCGCCGGTCCAGCCTGTCCAGCCGCTCTTAGCCACGGCAGCAGCAAAGTCTTTGCGAAACTGCCCGATGGACTGACCACTGATAGATTTTTCTACTGCCAGGCGCAAATCGTTGAGTAAGTCCGCCTTTTGCGCCCCGGCCACCATGAAAGCGCGATCATGCGCGCCTTGCCACAAATCATCCCAACGCTTGGTTGGCAGATTCAGCTTTGCTTTGAAAAAGTCGATCTGTTCCTGGAACTGCTGGCGTACGCCGTCCAGAGTCATGGCCATGGCATCGGTTGGAAAGGTGGTGTTTGTCATGACGTTTTTGAATTAGGCAGCGAAAGCGTTTTCCACTGCCCAAAACTCAATCCACGATCATCGTTATAGACATCCGTCATTGACTGGTGTTTATGGCCCAACAGAGTCATAGTATTAATTCCCTGCGCCCTGTAAAGCCTTTCTGAAAGACTCCGGCACTCATGAAGCGATGGTGGTTGACTTGATTTGATGTCAGGTAACGCACCCTCTCTGGCTTCCTCAAATCGAGCGGAAAGTGAAGCTAAGACAGGAGGTTTACCGTTATGTTTTCGGATCAGGAACTCATCGCCTACGTAGTAATCACGACAGTCCTCAATTGCATCTCCCAGTGACTTTCCGATTGCATCCAGGCGCAAATCAAGCGGCAATGCCAGGCGCGCACCAGTTTTTTCCTGCTCAATATGCAGCAAGCCATCCCATACATCGCCAAAACGCATCTTTGCAATGTCAGAGCGGCGCTGACCGCTCACCAGGGCCAGCACCATCATCCGGCTCACCCACGGCGGCATATGTGCCTGCGCGTAGGAATAAATAGCTTGCCATTGCTCGAAAGACAAGCGCTGTCGCTGCACCTTCACCAGTGGGGCTTTGACAGCCAGTGCAGGGCTGCGATCCAGCCAGCCGTAATTCACCGCCTCCTGAAACACGTCCTTGGTTTCAATCAACACCCGCTTTGCCAGCGGTGGGTGCGCCTTGTGAATCCCCATCACCATGCTCGAAATCTCGTGCGGCCGGACGGAGCAAATCGTGCGCCCGGAACCCAGACTCTCAAGCATGTGTGACAGTGAACACCGCCGGTTGTCTTTAGTTTTTTCAGCAATTGGCCGACCGTCAATGATCTTCTTATAGACCCGCGACCATTGACCCAAGGTGCGATACCTGGTTGCAACCCGCCCAACGGTCAGCGCCAAAAAAAAAGAGGTCAAAGACATGGCGAAATGCAGAGCGGGATTAGATTAATCAGGGGCTTGGCTTTTCGCAATAGCCGCTGAATACGGCCCCATCACAAGCACAACCTTGTCGCCGGGGTTAAGTCGCACAGTCAGTTGATCAACCTGGGTGCCATTGCCACAGCCGCTGTGTTCAGTCAGAACTTTTGATTCGGCAGCACCTTGCGCCACATGCTCAAGCATTTCGCGTGCTTGCTTTGCATCCAGCAGGTTTGTGCCAGTAGGCTCGTACTTTGTTCGACCGAACTCCGGGTGATCGTAGTCACTCTCGCGCTTGAATGTGATGCCGCAATCTGGGCAGAAGTCAGTGGGCAACTTCCAGTTAAGGAAGCGGCTGACCATTTCATCGGTAATTTGTGTTTTCATATTGTGCTTAGACGTGCAGAGAATGTCGGGTTTTTAGTTCAGGCTGTTCATGATGGCGACGATCCCGTAGTACTCGCGCCACATCACATACTCAAGGAATCGCTGATTTGGATGAAGCTGTTCTACCCCATCACCGATCATCAAATCGCTATTCCCGTGAGTGCTATTTGACGTGGTGCCAACATGCCCATCCCCGTATAGCCACCGTCCAGCCGGGTCTGAAATTGTCGGCAGGAACTTGACGTGAGGGTGGTTGTACTCAGCAATGGCTGCGGCCATGTCTGCCTCTACTTGCCAAGCGCTTGATACTGTGGTCGTCAGGTTAGCGGCCACCGTGGCATACCCACCGCCGCAAATAATGATGCAGTTTGGCAACGCAGCTAGGATTGTGGCGAAGTACAGTTTGTAGGCAGCTTTGCGCGTGGTCGTGTTGTATGTACCATCGTTCCCGACATCATTATTAATGGGTGCGACATACAAAATATCAGGTGCGCCTGCAATGACCATTGAAGATCTTGTCTGAAGCGTAGTCCCCCCGCCTGAATTGATAAAACCCGTGGCACCCGCAGCAGAACTCCACACGTCATCGCACCCAAGCATATTCGCAAGGCGTGCCGTCCTTACTGCAAGGGTGCCGCAATTACTTGCATTAGACCCTTGAACTGTGCTGTCGCCTTCAGTCCATAAACGATATCGGTGTGGGTTTGTTGGAGCCCATACTTTGTATTTTGGATCAACGCTTACGCCAGAAAACGCACGGTTTGAACCAATCGCATATCGGAATCTCCTTGTTTTTTTAGGTTTTGAAGAAAAGTCAAGAATTACGCCACCGGGCGTTAAATTAACGCCCGGTTGAGTTCCACCAATCGGGTAAAGCATTAACCCGTTAACGAGTGTGGACCACCCTTCAGCGTTACTAATATCACCCCATGCACGGTTGACGTGACTGCTAAAAGATAAGATAGGTGCGGCTGTGCAAAAATCAACTGAAAGCATGTCGCTCCCAGAGGCCCGTGCAGATCCGATAGCGTTCCCGCCACCCCAGGGAACAACTGAACTGTAGATGCCCCCGGTAATCGAAAACGCTGCTGCATCAGCTGCAACCGTAGGGTCATATCGCCTAGTTGTGGAAGCATCGGTAGCCCCGAACGTGATGACAGGTGCGTCACTTTGATCAGCCAGAGTGCTGTCAACAGGTCCGATATAGAGCCACTTTAAAGCGCCATCGGTGATTGGTGTTGACACAGTGCCAGAAGGGCCTCCACTTGCAGCAGCTGCACCGAATGAGTTTTGACACAGATAGAAATTGCCGCCATTTTGTGCGATAGAACCTGTACCGTAAGTGGCACCACCGACCCATGCTGGTGGTGCCAGCAATGTTTTTTGACTACGATAGCCCGCACCGTTAGGAATTGATGCAAAAAATCGGTCGCGGATGTTCTGAGTGTTGCCGCTGGATAATGTAACCACCCCGGTGACAGAGTTGCGTTTCGCACGCACCCCGCCAATCAAATCGAACAGCTTTTGAAAAGTGCCAAGCGCGCTCATTGCTTCACCCATTTTGATTCTTCGGTCAAAACGCCAGCCACCCAGGTGTACGTCTTGATCCACACATTTGTACCGTCCGTGGCTGTCTCTGTGGTGATGTTCCCATTGGCATCCCGCCCATAGGCGGTGCTGCAGTCGCTTGGGTTAAAAAACTCGCCGATTGAATCCTTCACTGACCCAATCACGGCTACCGCCTGTGGGCGCAGGGGACGGGTAAGTCCGGGTGTAATGACAACTTCCATGATGAGCCTTTCAGCGTTGAGTGAATAAAAAGAAATTTGGTGAATTCATGATGTCGTGACTGCTGGCGCATCCACCTCACCTGCCACATCCGCCATACCCTTCAGCTCAGCCGCCGCAAAAGCCAGCGCCATCACTTCAGTCAGCTGATCAGTTGGCAGGTCGCCATATGCCGCTACCAGTGCATCACGCAATGCAGCGGGTGACTCTGCGGCGGCCACCAGCAGGCCAATGTGCTGCATCCATTGCGCTACTACACGGTCTCCTACGCGAGCCAGCTGGCCCGCCATCACAGCTGTCGGGTCTGCCAGCACCGTAGCGGCTGCCACGCCAGGCTCAGAAAAACTCGCTGCAGGCCCTGGGCCCACGCCTTTTCCAGCTGGGCCTGGCAGCACTGCAGGTGGCGGTGCTACCGGCACCGGCGCAACCTCCCAACCCTCGCCATACTTGGCGCGAATGGCCTCCAAGGTCGGTTTGAACCCCATGCTGGCCACATTCACATCGGTCTCACTGGCTGACTTCAAATCTTCCGGCTTTTTGACCACCCGGGTGACCAGGCACGGGGCCAAGCCATTGAAGTCGCAAAACCACTTGATCAAGCTGCTGTTGAGCGTGTCACTCAGCAGGTCGGCATCGGCCTGCACCAGGTCAAGGCGCACGTCTTCGCGCTCAGAGCTAGCCGCGCCAGTGGCACCGGTATGTTGGGAGGCCTCCTGGCTCAGGATCACCTCGCTGATCCAGCCGTCCATGTACTCGCACAGCTGCTTTTGCGTGCTGATGGAGCCGGTCAGCTTGCTCTCCAGCAGCTCGATAGCCATGCCGTCCGGGGTCATGATCACCCCGTCGTTGCTCATAGCCTTCAGTGCGTCAAACAGGGTCCCTTTTTCCTTCAGGCCTGCGCTTTTGGGGTACTTGCCCCAGGGCGTAGGTGAGCCAAAGCGGTCATTGAGCTTGTTCCAGCTCAAGATGCCCTTGCGCTTGAAGAAAACCGGCCAGTACAGCTGCAGGCCCAGACCCATGCCGTAGGGGTTGTCATCTTCCGCGTTGAAGCGGTGCACGATGAATTTGGCGGGTGGCAACACCTCACCCGTGAGCATGTTGGCGCTGGTGAGCAAGTGCAATTCAGGCGCTGCATTCGGGTCTGCCTGCACATACACAAAGCGGCGCTGGGCGCGCTTCACAACGCGCTCAGGCGTTACCAGGCCATTGCGTACCGTCCACACAATCTCGGCAGGTACAAAGCCCACCAGCAGCGCGTCCAGCAGCTCAGAGCATAGCTTGTCAAACATCACGTTCTTGAGCATGGCCAGCACTATGGCGGCATCACGCTGGCCAGCCTCACCGTCTTCAATTGGGTCCACCTGCCAGGGGCGGCTGATCAGCGCCAGCTTGCGCTTTTGCAGCCCGCTGAACACCTTGCCATCGCGCTTGAGGTCGCGGTACATCTCAAAGCTCTGGGCCCCGCCATTGCCACGTTCCAGCAGCAATGGGTCATTGGTGCGCAGCACGCCCAGGTAATTGGTCTCGAACGGGTCGCGCAGCCGGTTGGCGACCTCGGTGTCCAGTTCGGGTGCGGTCGTCTTTGGGGTGGGTTGGGTGGCCATTACATAAATCCTTGTGCGTCAGCACCACGGGGCTGGCCGCTGCTGGTGAATTCGATAGGGGCTGATGGGTCAGACCCGGCATGCAGGGCCAGTGCCAGCGCCCAAAATCTGTCGGCATGCCCGTCTGGCGTGCTCTCGGCCACAAAGCGCACATTGCCCGCTGCTGTGACCACCTTTTGCACCTTGCGCAGGTCGGCGCGAATCAGCGGGTCGTCTGGAATGCGCACCGCCCGGTCTTCCATGGCACCGCGCACCGGGTAGGCCAGTGCTTCTTTCATGGGGCCGGTGAAGGTGATGCACTCCACTCGGTGCTCACCAAACTTGTCCTGCGCATCATCACCCCAGCCAATACCCAGACCAGAATAGTCCAGGCACACCCGGTCGCAAAGCTCAAACCACGGGTGCAAAATCGCCTCCTGGGCACTCTTGCGCATGTTTTGCAGCGTCTCGACATGGCGGGTGTAGAACACATCCCCCAGCTGCTCCACCACCCACAACACGGTCAAGTCCTTCTTGCGGCCAATGTCCACCCCGCAGAACAAGCGGCCGGTGAAAGGCCCTTCCAGGCCGCGCTGCCAATCGGTGCCACCTGCGTACTCACAGGCAGTGATCAGGCCATATTCCAGAAACTTGGCATCGTCATCGGCGGGCAGGCACATGTACTCCTGGTCAAACGACTCCTGGTCTGCGCAGCCGTTTTTGATAAAGTCGAAATACTCCACCTCGGACATCACCTGCTGCTCGGCATCAGCTGGCAGCGCCTGCTGCAGCTTGTACAAAAAGCCCTGGTCCAGCGCATCTTGCAGCGTCACGCGGTGCAGGCTGATGCGCTTGGGGTTGTTCTTCTCGCGCGCCTCACGGATCAGGCCGTTAAAGAAGCTGTATGACCCCCGGTGCGTGCTGATCACCTCCATATTGCCGCCCCAGGTAATACCGGGGTAGGCAATAGCCCACAGCTTGCGCTGGTCCGCATGCAGGGCAAACTCGTCCAGCACGCGGCTACCGCGCTTGCCTGCCTGCGCGTCGGGGTTGCTGCTCATGCTGTGAATGCGCCTGCCACTGGCAAACTGCAGCACGTAGGCTGTCAGCTTGTCCTTGGCATCAATCACCACTTCACCCAGGTCTTTGGCGGCCAGGTTCATGATGCCAGCCCACAGCTTGCAGTCTTCAATAAAGAGGCGTGCCTGGATGTCATCGCGGCTGCTCACCCATTCGTCAAACCGGGCACCCTGGGCCGCTGCACGCTCGTCAGTACCGTAGGCGGTGCTCCAGCTGATGCCAATCTGGCGCGCCTTCTCCATCAGCTTCAGGCGCGACGGGTCCTTGATCCACTTGGCCTGGAACGGCAAGAAGATGGCATCCCGGTCGGCAGGGATGATCTTGGCGCGGCCTTTGATGGTCGCCATCAGACAATCCCCAACGCCTCACGAATGGCCTTCTTGGTGTCCTCGGTGACACCGCCTTTGCTGCCCATGGCATCAAGCTTGGCGCGCTGTTCGTCCAACATTTTTTTGCGCGCAGCGTCTTCAATCTCGCGGCGCACCGTCAGGCTGAACTTCTTCTGCGTGACGGATGCCTTGCCAATCTCGGCCGCGTTCTTGAACAGCTTGTTGATATCCACATCCTTCGGGTCAATCTCCAGATCCACCAGCAGCCCAAAAATGCGCTCCTGCGTCAGCCTCACCACGGCAGCGCCCAGCTTGTCTTCGTCGTCAGGTGCGGCATCCACCAGCGCGCGCGCCTGCTCATTGCTCATCTTGACCTGTGCCAGGCGCTTCTCGAAAGGGGAGCCATAGCGGTGCAGCGCGGACTTGGACACGTCTGCCCCACGCGCCTTCAAGTCAGCGGCCAGCTGCACG